ATATAGATGAAGTGGATGACCCTAGGTCCTTGACTAATGCCCATAAGATTATGAAGTTTGAGAAAGTTCCTATGATATTCAAGACAGATGAATTTGTGAGGAAAGCTTACTTATGAAAACTGCTATAGAGCGAAGCAGCTTAAAAAGCGTTATGAAAAACCTCAATAAGGAGATTAAGGGAATAGAAAACAGAACCTTAATGGGTCTTATCGATGGGGTCTATATCATTCGTAGGGCTGTGGACTTAGAATCACCTAAAGTCCCTGTGGGTGAAACCGGCAATCTGAGAGCAAGTTGGTCAACAGTAACTTCCAAAGGGATGGTTGCGGGAGATAGTGGCACAGCTTTTACCGGTGATGACGCGTCCCAAATGACATCCCAACATGCCAGTGTAGTTGAAGAAAATAAAGCGGCTGCAGCAAGAAGTAAGAACCCAATTGCAATTTTTGGGTTCTCTGCACTGTATGCAGCTCCAGTACATGAAAATTACGGTGCGCACTTTAAAAGACCAGGAGCCGGAGCCGGTTATCTTGTTTCTGCCATAAACAGCCATGAAAAAGATATTTTTGAAACAATAAGGGAAAATGCGAAGGTGAAAAAATGAATGCATCCTCCATGGATATAAAAGATATACTGGAAGCTGAATCCAGTTTGGGTTTAGTATATGCAACGAACTTATTTGTGGGTAAGGAGCCAGCTTCCCCCTCTGGGTGTGTTACAATCTTTGATATTCCTGGAAGATCACCCCTGCTCACACTAGATGGTAAGGGTGGAATTGCCTATGACTTCTCTTCTATTCAGATCAGGGTGAGAAACAGGTCATATAACACTGCTTGGGATACAATAAGCTCAATAAAGGAATACTTGCATGGAATTAAGGGGGAGACATGGAACACTACAGTTTATGATCTGATAAAAGGAGTTGATGATCCGTTTCTTTTAGACTGGGATGAAAATGACAATGCCAGATTTGTTACAACCTTTACAGTACAGAGAAAGTGAAAACTAAAAAACGCAGGAATAAAGGAGGAATAAAATGTCAGCAGTAACAGGTGTAACAGGTGTAGGAGCAATTTTCAGGCGATGGAATACGTCCTTGTCTACATGGGAAAACGTATCTGGAATCACCAGTATTGGTGGACCTTCGATGACAAGGGAGACTCATGATAATACTGCTCTTGATACCGAAGGAGGGTACAGGACCTTTCTCACGGGATTCAGAGATGCGGGCGCGGTTACTCTGTCCATGATCTTTGATAGAGCTGGCTTTGATACAATGGTTGGGGACTTTCAGGACGAGGATATTCAGAATTATGAAATTATTCTCCCTGATGATGAATCCACATCCATTGAATTTGAGGGGCTGGTCACAGATGTTCCTTTGACCATTGGAGAAGCTCCCATCACCATGGAAATAACAATCAAGATCAGTGGGGCGGTTACGGTGAACTCGGGTAGCGCGGGTTCTGTAGCATCAGTGTAACATAAATGAAAAGGAGATAGTATGAAGATTCTGGATAGAGAAAGTTTATTGTTGAAACAGGTACTGGCGATTGAGAAAGTGGAGCTTGGTGAAGGGGCCTATGTTTTTGTGAGACAGATGACGGGTCGGGAAAGGGACCAATGGGAGCAATCACTCATGAAAGAGGTAAAGACCAAAAAGGGAATGGGTGAATTTGTGAGATCCCTTGAGGACTTCCGTGCCAAACTGGCTGTTCATACAGTCTGTGACGAGCACGGAGTAAACCTGCTCAAACCAAATGACGCGGCATTGCTGAGTATGAATATGGGTGCTGCAAGATTGGAACTCATTGTTAACAAGGCTCAGGAGTTGAACAAGATTACGGAGGAAGACAAAGAGGATCTGGTAAAAAACTTAGAGCGAGGCCAGAGCGAAGATTCTACTTCAGACTCGCCAGAGAATTAGGGTATTCACATCCCGATATTTTACTGGAAGAGTTGACTTCGACTCAGGTCAGCGAATGGATGGCATATGATGAAATCGATCCAATTGGGAAGGAAAGAGATGAGTATGGATGGGCAGCAGTGTGCAGTACTATGGTTAATGTTGCCACGTCTATGTTTGCAAAGAAAGGGCAAGTACCAAAACAGGTCCTTCCTGAAGATTTCCTTCCTGATTGGGGCGGTTTTAAAAAAGAACAGAAAGAAAACATACCTCCACAATCGGTGGACGATATGAAAAGGGCTATTCTTAGTATAGCGAGTATGCAGAATCGCAAAAGGATAAAATAAATGTCGAGCTTGGGATCTTTGATTACTAGTTTGGGTGCTGATCTGGGACCATTAAACAGATCTGTTAATAGTTCTAATGCGTCTTTCAATAAATATCAAAGAACTGGACAATCCGCTCTTAACAAGGTCAAGAAGAGTGTCTTTAGTTTAAAGGGTGCTTTTGTTGGCCTAAGTACTGCTATGGCAGTAAAGGGAACATTCACTGCGTTAAAGAGCTATGAAACAGCTTTGACAGATATGGGTAAAGTAACAGATGAGGCATTTGATACAATAGCAAAGAGAATGAAAAAGCTCCCTGCAACATTGGGCACTACAACTCAGTTGTTAGGTGGATATTATGAAACAATGTCTGCCGGTGTTACTGATTTGGCAGAATCCCAAAGTTTACTGGTAGCTGCATCTAAGACAGCAAAAATTGCTCATATAGACCAGGGAACATCTGTGAAAGCTATGGCTGTTTTATATCAAGCCTACGGCGATGAAATCAACTCGGCTATGGATTCAGCAAACTTACTTCTGACAATTGAGGCAAAGGGTATAACCAAAACCGGAGAGCTTGCCGGGACAATAGGAACTGTGGCAAATCTGGCACACGAATCCGGACTGTCATTTGATGAGATGGGTGCTTCCATTGCTCAGATATCCAAAACTGGAGTTGGTACAGCAGAGACTATTACACAGTTAAGATCCCTGTTAACCTCCTTAACCAAAAACTTTGACAAACTGCCTCCTTCCATACAGAAATACGGAACTGCAACAGACGCCATTAAGGACTTAGGCTTTCAGGGTGTTCTTAAAGAAATAATAGAAGCAACAGATGGTAATGCCACTACGCTGGTAAAGATGCTAGGGCGACAGGAAGCATACTTGGCTCTTATTCAGTTATCAAAAACCAATGGTATGGAATATGCAGAAGTGCTGGAGGCTATGAAGAACAAGACTACTGCCCTTGACGATGCCTGGATAGACTATAAGAATAGCCTTGGGGGTATATGGGACACCTTAAAGAACATAGGTATGAACCTCCTGATTAAATTGGGGTCTGAAGTTCTCCCGGCCATAAAAACATCATTGGGTTTTGTCATTGATAATGTAGATACACTTAAGACCGGTATAATTGCTTTAATGAAAGTAGGATTAACAGCCTGGCTTGTACATCTGACTGTTATAACTCTTCCCTTGCTTGCAACAGCTGTTGGGGCTGTAATTTTTGAGTTTCAATTCCTTCAATTATTAGTAGCAGAGATGGGTCTGGCAACAGTCATAAAGACACAATTAATTCTCCCTCTATTCCGAGTAAAAGTTGCTGCATTGGCCGCTAAAGGTGCAATTGGTTCAATAACTATTGCAGCAGGAATATTGATAGCTGCTTATGCTGGCTTTAAACTAGGTCAATGGTTGTATGATAATTTTGAATGGGCCAGAAAATCTGGGGTACATATGGTTAGTGCTTTATTCAAAAGTTGGAAATGGTTGGAAAATGCTTTCAAGAAAAGTATGGTGTTCCTGGTTACTGTTTGGAAAAAGATGGTCATAGACTTAAGAAGTCCCTTTGATGCTTTTTTAATTCATGTTGCAAATGGTATGGATAAGATCCCAGGGATGAGTGGGATAGCAAAGGCCATTAGAGTGGGTGCAAGTGAGTATTTAGCAGAGTTAGATTTATTGAAAACCGGAACAGCAGCAAAGGTGGCAGCAATTGATAGTACATATACCACTTGGAAAACTTCTCATAAGGCTCTTATTGACTCTTTGATTGCTGATGCAATAAGATATGATAAAAATGCGGTTAAAGTGCCTTCTGCGATTACTCCTCCACCCTCCCCCAACATTCCTGATCCCAACAAGAAAGTAACGGATTTGGGGGGTGGGGACTTTGCTGGTGGGGACTTTGCTGGTGGGGGGTTAATGTGGGAAATACCTGAGGATTTCGGGTTTACTATGTCAGAAATGGTTAGTGATGCACAGTTGATACTGATTGATGCCAATGCGGCAATTGCTGAAAACACAAAAATGGAGCTGTCAAGTATGCAAGAAGCTTGGTCAGATTACCTGAGTAATACCTCCAGCGCACTGGATCAGGTATCGCAACTAAGCGTATCAGTTGCAGAACAGATGGCTGCTGGAATTGGGAGTGCTTTTGCAGGAGTGATTGTTTACGGTGAGTCAATGAGAGATGCGTTTGCAAATGTCATGAAATCTGTGGCAGCTCAAATTATATCATCCTTAATATCAATTGGAGTGCAGAAAGCAATCCAGTGGGCTATGTCTAGGATTTTGGATGTTGGTGAGGCTTCATCTAGGATGAGTATTCTATCTGCGGAGACCTATGCTGGAGCATTTGCTGCAACCGTACCTATACCAATTATTGGTCCAGAACTAGCCCCCATAGTGGCCGCTGGATCATTGTCGGCTATGTTGACGGGCGCAACTGGGGCAGCAGCTACTGGTGCTGGAGTAGGTGCAATGATTGGTTTACCGAAAGCAGGGGGTGGTCCCGTATCTGCTGGCGTATCCTATCCAGTCGGTGAGCGTGGAGTTGAAATGTTTACTCCTAATGTTAGTGGAATGATTACACCTAACAACAAGCTCGGCGGAAGTGTTGGTGATGTTTACGTCAGCGTGTCTTTTCCAGAAATCACAGATGTGGATGCATTGTATCATCTTGATGAGCAACTGTTTGCGGACAGAATAGCAGCAACAATGGCTGCAGGTGTACGAAAAGGTATTTACACAGGACTGGAGGTGGCATAATGTCTAATGTGAGAATGGTAGGCGGCGGCAATACGGTGGATTTCGATCCTATCAGTAAGTATGTAGAAGACCATGAATTCAACGAGGTAAAGAACCGAAGCTTTTCAGGTAAACTCTTTATATATCAGTTCAACAACGTAAGATCCTGGTCTATAGGAGCCAGATTCATACCACTTGTGGACAGGGATAAAATTAATGCCTGGAGGTTAGCAAACACAGTCATTACTCTGTATCCTAATTTTGATGACATCCCAGGTACGTTCTATTCAGTTGTTCTGGTAAATAAGTCTGATCCTCTTTCAGAAATGGTCGAAGGTCGTGGATGGCGTACTGAGTATTCAGGTGTTTTGAATTTTGAGGAAACATCATAATGGCATATGCTGATAGTATCAAGGAGAGCATAGCCGGAGTGACTTTGTCATTCACATATGGTGGGACCACGTTCACAGATCGTGTGTTGAGTTACGGTCAAATAAAACACACTGTAGGTGAAATCGTAATGGGTGGGGTGACTGTTAAACTCGCACTTGATACAACTACGTCAGCCATGTTTGATAACGGGGATTGGTGGGGATTAGAAGGTGTTATTTCAGTTACAGTCGGCGGGTTCACACAGGTAATATTCAGGGGTATTGCTGATCCACCCAAAATGGACAGTGCCTCCATATCCTTCACGTTCCAGAGTCGTTTTAAGGATCTTCTTGACAAAGAGTTTGGCAGTAAGGATGATCCTATTTCAATGTCTGGTAATCCTGCTACAATGGTCTATACGTTTTTGACTGGTAGTGATTACGCTGGCATAGATTCAGGCAACGTTGTCATGGGGACTAGTATTGCTGACTGTAATACAATGTCTCAAGATTTAACTCTTCTGGTGGATAGTTCAACGTCCATTAAGTCTCTGATCAAGGATATTGTCGAAAGGGCAGGTCTTGCTGTATTTGTTGGTCGTGATAACAAAATATATGTAAAAAAGCAAGTGCCGGGAGAAAGTTATTCTCTTGCGGGAACATTTAGTGAGGAGAACACACTTAAGATCAAAGCGTCTTTGCCAATTAAAGACATCAAGAATAATATTAAGATTAGTTATGGGTATGATTCAGTTAATGACGAATGGACAGGGGCCGCTCTGCAAACATCGGCTGCATCAATAGCCAAGTTTGGTCGGTTGGACGATATCAAGGATGACACGGATCTGTACCATAACACTCCAGGAAGTGCAGAGATTGAGGCAAAGTACATCAGGGAAGTGTTTTCATCCCCAATCTGGCATGCTGTCATAACCGTTCCCTTGGAAGGGACTCTGATCAATCTTGACGATGTAATTAGTGTGGCTAATGTTCACCAGGGTCTGTCTGCTACGGACATGAGGGTAACTGATATTACGGAGCGCATTGACAAAGGTCTTGTAACAATCTCCTGTCGGGATGCTACAGGGGAGCCCCTCTGGTGGTGGTCCACTATATATCCTATGGATTATATGCCCGACGATGTTAGGGCGGCATGGGCCGGTTCGGTTGAACGGGCAAATGAAAAGGACGCTTTGTCATGGTCAGGTGGAGACGGCACAGGGAATGAAATAAAATATTCAGATTAT